ATTCGTCAATATGCAGCAGCCGTCAAGCGGCAACCTCTCGCATTTGAGAAAGTCTGCAATAAGGTCCACCCCCCCCGTTGAATAATATCTGTCCCGAGGACGTTGTAGCCTTTTTCTCTTAATCTTTTTGCGAGGTGTCCGCCACCTGCGGCGCACTCCCACACGTTGCGCGGAGGCTGCTCCGCCGCAAGCAGCTTGTCTATCGCAATGGGATCGGTCGCATAATAGTCGTTGAGCTCTCGCTCCTCTGCGGTATGGTTGCTCGCCCCGAGAGTCTTCCAGATAGCACCTCCGCCACCCGTCCAGTCTTTCGTTTCGGTCTTAGTCATCACAGGGCACCTCCGTGTCTTTACTGATGACGAGACCTGCCGTTATGATCCGATACAGCCCGTCCTCGATATGTATGCCTCTCTTTTGCCACTTCGGGACGCTGTGTATTCTCGGATCGTCTTCCTCTTTTTTGAGGCGCCATATCTCGCGCACAACGTTGTTGCAGAGGAGCATTTCTCCGTCCCTGCAAAGGAAATAATAGTTTGTGTATTGCCTCGACGCCCTGAAACTCGAAAAACCGTACTCGGTGAGCTTTTTCATATCGACGTCTTTCTTGATTTTAAGCATTGTCTTTGTCCTCCTCTATTCCCCAGTCCTCAGGGACCGTGATTTCGCTCTCCACGTCCACATAGTAGATCGTCGCCTTGTCGCGCCTCACGCCGACGAGATAGCACTTTCCTGCCGCCGTTAAAGCGTAGCAGTACGCGTCGCCCTCCGCCCACGGAATCGGCTCCGAGAAAATGTATTGCAACGTCGCTCCGTCGGAGCTGATCTCCATTTCCTCGCAAGCTCTGGTGATGATCTCCTGTTCGAGCTCGACCTCCTTGCCTGCGTCTTCGAGTACGTCGAATAAGCCGCACGCCGTCAGACAGGCGAGGAGCGTCACGATGACGACTCCCAGTATGGTGATGATAATTGTCTTTTTCATTGCCTACCTCCTTTATTTCGATTTTTCATCGTCCACAGACTTGAACTCTGCGACGTGATGTGTCCCGTGCAAAGCATTGAAATCGTCAAGCTTTTTGAGCTCCAACGCCCTGAGATAATCCGCCGCAGCGACGGCAGTCTTGTAATCGTCAAACCAGTGGTCTGTGTTCTTTTCAAGCTTTTCTCCTGTCGGGTTTAAGTAGTTGAGAAAGCTCACGTATTCCTCTGCGAGAGAATGGTTACTATTCCAGTAGCCGTATCCCCTGCCGACTTTTCTGTATAGCTTGATCTTGATACGGTGGCTGTTGCTCGGTTTCCATTCTTCCGACGAAACCTCGTCCGATATGCCATATACCCTGTATCTCCTGACGACCGCGTTATGTATCGTTAGATACTCCTCATTTTTGCCGCAATGAGGGCACTTCTCGGTTATGCCGTTGACTGTAATGGTTTTTTCGTCATTGCACATTCTGCATTTTTCCCTGAGAGACAGATTTTCCTCGTACACGACTTTGTAAAAAACGTCGCCGATCTGTATATCTCTCGGCGCCTCAAAAGACACCATAATCATTCTTTTTTCCATATTGCCTCCTTAATAGTTTTCCTCTACGTAGCACCACGACTGCGGAGCTCGTTTGATTCTGTTGTAACAGGTGATATTTCCGTTGGGATCGAAACCTGATTCGTCACATAGATAGCAGCCTGCTGCGAACGCGCAAGGTCTGTAAAACTCGCTCAGCTCTTTCGGCTTGTCGTAGATTTTGAGCTCCGAGATATGCAGCGCATATCCGCACGTCACGCCGAGATATTTGCGAGCCTCCTCGGCGGTCAAACAAGCCTCCTCCCCGATATATTCTTTTGTTTGTCTATCGAACAGGGCAACGCTGTCGCAGTCTGCGACGATGATCTTGTCGCAGATAAACTCTCCGATGACTTTGCCACAGCCGCCGCCTGACTTTGGCTCGTATATGTAGTCCGTGAACGGCGTCGGTATGCTCGGCTTTGTCTTTCTAATCTCCCACCTCTTGACGCGTGTCTTGATCCTGTCCGAGTGAGGACGTCTTATGCTATGCAATACAGCGATCTCATTTCCGTTTTGGCTCGTCATTGTCGCGTCCTCCGTTCTTTCTCTTTTTCCTCCCTGAGCCTGCCGTGCCGCGCAAAATACAGCAATTCTGCCGCAATCTCTTTTGCCTGTTCCCTGCTCAGGTGCATTCTACCGTTGATAGAGGCGTCATCTGGCAGCCTGACGGTACACCAACCGCATTCGTTTGTCTCTGGGCTGTCTTTTTTAATCGCAGGCAACGTTTCAAGCAGTTTCGGAACGTCTTTCCACATTACTTTGACCGCAGGTCTATGCACACCGAGCCATACGTAGCCTCCAACGGCGCTGCTCTCTTGAATCGAGCAGTCGATACCGTAATCGTCCTCAAAATGCTTGACTTCAAAACCTCTTAACGTCTTCATTCCGCCACCTCCGCGTCTCTGATACGATTGATAGAGAGCTCATACGCCGTCCTGATCTCCGTGCTGCCGTCGGCGCACGTCTTCTCGTACTCCCTGCTTTGCAGCCGTCCAGACGCGACCACCTCGGCGCCTATGTCGAGCGTCTCGGCGATATGACGTCCCGTTCTTCCCCAAACGATACACGGGATATAATCGGACTTTTGACGTTCTCTCTGGACCGCGATCATAACGTCGCAGATTTCCCTCCCGAGCGGAGTATTTCTATACCTCGGCTCCTTACATAAAAAGCCCTTGATTTCGACCTCGTTGCAGTCCTCCGCGTATTGCTTTACGTCCTGAGCAAAAAAGACGACGATGAGGCGATTTTTGCCCTCAATGGTCTTGTTGTAGGTGCGTACCTGCCCGACGAGTGCGAGCTTGTCTCCGACCTCCGCCTTTTTGACGAGGTACGTCGATACGTTTACGCAGATTTTATCCTCCGCGCCGCTCTGACGCTGCACCGACAAAATGAACGAGAGAAAGTCCTCCCCCTTGCATTTGTACGTCGTCACCTCGGACGACACGGTGCCTGCGACCTGCGCTGTGTTTCTCAATTCCGTTTTCATATATCCTCCTATTTCCAACCTCTTTTCAGTATGTCCTCGCAGTCGAGCAGCGCCGAATTGTAGAGCGCCGAGATGAGGTAGTTTGTTCTGTTCTTGATCTTGCCCTTGATATACCGATCCTGCACGTCCATAATGGCTATTTCAAGCCCTCTGATCTCTCCGCTTTTGTTGATATGGTGCGAAATGACTTGCAGGAACTTGTACGTCGGAACGTTCTTTCTGTTGATGATGACGTAGTCCTTATTCCTGACCTCCTCGATGACGGAGTCAAAAATATCCTTGTACGCATAGATATTGTGGCTGAGGAGCTGATCCATTGACGCGTGTTCGAGGAAGTCGTCAAAGCATTTTCGGATATAGCCGATCGCTTTCATTTTCGACCGCTCCTGAAACTCGGGGTCCTCCTCGCCCTCTGGCAGCTCTATCGTCGGCAGCTCCTCGTCAGGTCTTCCCCAACGCGCCTCTGCCGCCGCCTTGCGAGCCTCGGACAGCTCCTCTCTCTTTTTGAGGTTGCGGACCACTCTGTCGCAGCTGATGACGCCTTTTTGTACTTTGAAAAGCCCGTACTTTTTTACGACGTCGGCTGCCATATTTGAGTCGGCTCTGAGCTCGTAGGCAATGCTGTCGAGCTCAGACGCCTTTATGCTGCCGCCCTCCTCGTGGAGTATTTCGACGAGGCACCAGTAAAAACCGAGCCCCTCCAAACCGTAGTCCTTGCGAATCTCTCGCAGCGTCGTCCTTGCACAGAAATCGTGAGGGAAATATTCTTTTGCCATTGTTATCTTGCCTCCTATGAGTCAAACTGCTCTATCGTGACGCGCACGCTCGGCTCCGCCGCATAGCGCTTGATGATTTTGAGCTCGACGATCTGAGTGTCGTCCTTGTACGCGACGCCGTTTAATGCGTCGCAGATGATCTTTGCAATGTTGTCCGCGTCAGGCTTTGTGAGAGGGCAAATACGCCCCTCAGCAGCCTCGGCAGCGCGTTTCTTGGAGAATGACTTGGGAATCCCGAAAAACGCCTCTATCTCCACTCTGAGCGCTTTCTCGTAAAGGTCATAATCGTCGCGCTTAGCCGCCGCAAACGTGATCTTGACGAGATTCTCATAAATAGCGTCCTCTTTCGGTTTTACCGCCTGAGCATAGCCGTGAACGGTTGAAAACTTCGGTCTTCTCTTTCCTACGGGAGCGCCTACGATCTCGAATTGCATACGTCAGCCCTCCTTACTTCTTGTCCTCGACGTCGGCGCCGAAAAAGTCGAATTGTTCTTGCTCCTCGACGGTGGGCGCGTCGGATTCAGCAACGTCCTGCTGCACCTCGCCAGACGGCAGCTCGGGAGTCGTTTCCTGAGGAATGTCAACAAAGGACGGCGTTCCGTCTTCGTTGATGATCTTATCGTCGGCAATGATAGCGTTCTGCATATCAATGCTCATAATGCCCCATTGGCTGAGCAGGTGCCTGATGAGCGTCTTGGACGCCATTTCGGTAAAGTTTTTATACCAGTACGAGCTGTACTTGTACATTTCGTTTTTCGGGATTTTGCCGCTCACGTAGTCCTCGTATTTGTCTGCTCTGAATGCAGGGCTGTACGTGTCGGCGTGTTTGAGCATTTTCTTTTTGGTCCAGTAAACGACCTTCCTGAAACCGTTAAGCAGCTCGAAATACGCCATATATCCGACCGTTGGGAGAGCCTCTCTTTCGTCGTCGTCTTCGATGAACTCAAACCTTTGCTTTCCCGTCATTTTGTCGCGTCCCTTGTACTCGCCCTCTTTGATTTCGAGGACGTCAATATCGAGGTATTGCCCCGTCCTCATAGCGAGTTGCTTGTACCCTTTGGCACCGAGAACGAATACTGCGAGAGTCTCGATGATCTCCCCGTTTCTGTCTTTCTTGTTGAAAGGCACGAGGTAGTATTGCCCGAGCTGAGGAGAGGGAGAGAGTTTAAGGCTTTCGCCGAGCAGACACGCCGCAAGGACGGTCTTCTGTGTGCATTTTTCGAGCTCTGGGTTGTTGCTGACAGCGGATATGACTGCCGTCGTAAAGCTCTGAGCGTTTTTCCCGACGGACTGCTGCACGAGTGCCTTTATGTTTTCCTGAGACATAAAGACGGAGAACTTCGCCTGTACGGGTTTGAGACTTTTCTGCTGTGTGGTCTGAATGTTTGCCATTTGTTTATCCTCCTTAAATAGCGTTGAATTGAATATTGTTCTCTCTCAAAAACCTTTGGAGAGCTTTGAGCTGTTCGACCGTGCCCGTGACGGAGAACTTGACCGTCTGCGTCTTGGGCGCGTCAGCCGCCACCGTCTGGACCGCCTGCGGCTCTACCTGAGCCGCCGCCTGCGCTGCCGCTTTCTCCGCCTCGCGGCGTGCAGCGAGCTCGGCAAAATACGCTCTCTCGTCTTGCAAGCGCTTATTCTCTGTGAGCGCGTCAGAGAGAGACAGGGTACGGAAATAGAACGCTTTGACCTGATCCTCGTCCTCGCTTTTGAGCGCCTCAATGGCGACGAGCGCCTTTCTGACGTCGTCCAGTATGTTGTCGATTTCTTGTTTGATAGCTTTGAAAGACGTCGCCGAGTTGAGCCACTTCGGATTGTGAATCTTATCGTATGGAATGAGCTCTGAAAACTCTCCGACGACGCTGTTGAAATAGTCCTTGATCTCTTGCAGTTTCTTCTCCTGCTTTGCATTCTCAAAAGTCTTGACCTGAGTGTCGATTTTATCGACAACGCTTTTTACAAAGTCACCCACCGTATCAACCTCTTTTTTGAATCTCTCATAGGGGGCGGTGTACACTTTGCCGATCCTGATACGTTCTGCGTTGAGTGCGTTGCGGAATGCGTTTAGCTCCGCTCTGTCCTTTTTGGCTGCTACGATCTGGTCCTCGGTGTATTCGATACCCTCGTAGGCTGCGAGCCTTTTCTTGACCGCCGCGAGCAGCTCCTCTCCGTTCCACGCAAGGAGTTTCGGAATGAGCTCCTCGACGGGTGTTTGCATAACTAAGCTGAGTTGATTGTTTTCCATTTGTTTATCCTCCAAAAAATTATTTTAGTTTCTGCGAAAGTCTGGCAGGAGCAGCGGCGGACGTTCCTTTCTCTCGACGTAGCCCCAAAACCTTTTCTCTGCGAGGTATAGATACCTCATATCCTCTTTGAGCGCCTCTCTCCTGTACGGATAGCGCTCCGTCCTTGTTCTCGGGAGACCGTTGTTTCCCTCGCTCTTGATCTGCGCGTTTAGTATCGCGTAGTCCCAACCTGTGACGATGAAGTAGTGCAGCAGCTGCGCGTAGTAGTATTCGGGCACCTGCTTGTCCCACTTGGAGAAAGCGATCGCGGAGCGCGGCTCCGTTGCCTTTACCTCCAAAAAGCCCTTGACGTTCTCATCGTCTTCGAGCTCGGCGTCCAGAGAGGCAAACATAAAACCTCTCCGATAGACGACCGACTTGTTTTGCGTCACCTTGTACGTGGGACAGTCCAGAGCGAACAGCTGCACGAGCAGGTCCTCGGCTGCTTTGCCGTATTTGACTGCCTCTTTGTCGCTTATGTCGTCGGGGACCTTGATCCCGACCTTTTCCTCCCAGACGTCCACGTTGGTGCGCCACGGCGACAGTCCCAGTATTGCAGCTGCGTCGCTGCCGCCGATCCCAGTCTTGCGGAAGTCGTACCACTCGGGCGAATTGTGCTCAATGCTCAATACTTCGAGTGCCATATCACGCCTCCGCGACTTGCTTGTGATATGCGTCCCAGAGCGCCGCAACGACAATCTCTCGCTCGTTGTCCGACAGCCCTTTCAGTTGCTCCTCGATCTCCGTTATTGAAAGGGCTGTC